GCCCCCTCGCAGCCGAGCGGAGAGAAAATATACATATCCTACTGAGCAAACACAACAACAACCGGGCTCCAAGAGTGAGCTAGTCTCTTGGCATTCGAGGTGTTGTGCTCCCTGTATAACGTATCAGATCGTGAGAGTCATCATACATAGCAAGTTCATAAACAAACGGTCCTGATCCGTCTGTGGGGTATCGCTGAACTATGCAGACTATCTCCCCCCGTGAGCCTCCCTAGAATGAGAGTCGAGAGTTGCTAGAACGATCGTCGTGTTGCCATCTACTGGCCATTTCTGACCCAGGAATTACCGAGTAACCCCCTTTCTGGTATATAGCATTGCACACCTAGACCTTGTCCGGGTGTCCCTCTAACACGTTATATGGGGCTGGTCTCCCATTACCCTAAGGCCCACTTCATTACACTCACCCCGGAGCTGGAGTGATGTACCAAACTGAGTCAAGCGTCCCTGCTGGATTCTGCCAAGTGAAATTGTAGGTTCCCTCGACAGAAGTCTGGTCAATGAGAAAGATCTGAGTACACTCATTAGACACACTATTAATTCCCCACTGCACACTGCTGACACTACAAGTACCAGTGACAACAGCGGCAGAGAAGTAACTAGAGGTAGTAACTGAAGCGCTCGGTTGAGCATTGACAGAAACCACATAGTTGCCAGGCGTTTTCAGCGTGAAATTCGAATTGTTTGGAAACTCCACAAAAGCTCCATTACTAGTCCCTGCACCATCGAATGGTGAGGTATAGGTGGGCAAGTTGGAGTTGGTGATCTCTGCAGCTGCGTAGGTGTCCCCACCACACGCCTCACCACCTTGAGGATTGATCAAGAATAAATCATACTCGAGATGAATCTCCCCACACAACAATCCGTTCGCCACATTATCGGTCGCGACGAATAAGTTACACGCATCATATAACCGCACATCACCTACTACTCCGGCAGTACGGACGTAGTACACTTTCCCCTTATTGGGCCCATCCATGGATATTGAATTGGACATCCAAACAGAGTCAGCGGAAGCCCCCCTGTACGAAAGATCTGGGCCTTCGAACTTGGAGGGTCATCTAAAGGATCATAGTCAAAAGCAAGGATGATCCTACCCGCTTCAGTGGTGGCGGATGAACTCTGAAATACCGCTCTCAGATTAGCGATTCGATATTGATCAAAGTTCTTGGCTAGAGAAGCCAACCATGGAAAGCTGGTCCCTAAACCTGGATTAATAGCGTAAGACACAACGTTGAACCCTGGTGGATTCACCGAAGTAACATCAGTAACGAACTCTCTATGATGAACTCGGAATTCCCGAGATCCATTCAAAGATGGTTCAGTAGCCACACTCCTACGAGCAGTGGCTACCGGGGCTCTAGTAACTTTCAGACGAGCATTACCTGAACCCATAGCAGTTTTAGCACCTCCTTCAAACTCCAGTGCAAATCGACGTGACTTTCCTTTCGGGGCACGTCCTCCCTTGCGGCCTTTTCTAGACATCAGTAGGGCGCGGAACTCCCTCAGACAAGTCCAAGATAATCGCGGCGGCTCAGAGCCTGCCAGCAATCACCCTGGAAATGTCCAAAGGAGCGAGCGTGTTGCTTGATCTCGTCAAGCATTCTTCTATAAGTCCCGGAATCTATCTCGTAGCGGTCACAAAATACCTGCAGCGCCCTTTCTTCGAAGTGGGAGGAGACCTCCTTCCACTCTTCATACACGATATTCTGCCATCCATCATTCTTCGCGGACTTATTTGGGTCCTTCCAAACATCAACCCAAGTTCTCAAAAGAGGTCCAAGGACGCCAGGGTCCAAGGAATTGGCCACTCCTGTCATCTGCGTAGCCAACTTATAATCACTAAAATTCCCCTCAACAATCGCTTTGCCAACTTTGCACAGGCGCGATTCACACGGCACCCACACAAAGCGACTATCATCATACACAAACACTCCCTTCAAGAATTCAACTCCTTCCCCCAAAGTCCCAACGACTGGGGTCTGGTTAAAAGTAAACTCAATCCCAAAAGCCTTTCCGACTTCCTCAATGATCCCACCGTAAACTTCAGACGTAATTTCAACATTCGCCTTCTCTAGGTAATCAACCGTCCTCTGCACATTTGCTCCGAGAATACCGGTTCCTACACTATTAATAAATAAGGTGGCGGGTGAGCCAGAGGGATTCTCCTCTTCCTTCTTGAAGTAACAAAAGCCTTTCCCTTTCCGCTTTCCCTTATGGAAACTACGGATCAGATTCTTCTCCTGTTCAGGCATTTGTATAGACGCAAACTGACAATCCGCAAACAGAGACCTCTGTGATATGTCATAGCTAGAAGCATCCGCGGAACCAAGCAAGTTGGCATTATCATCTCCGCAGATAAACATGAAGGGTTCCTTCCTCCCACTTTCTTCATAGCGGGTGCAAGCATGGGTCCAGCTTCAGACAATTTCTGTTGAGTCATTCCACTCGCCCAATATAAGGTCAAACCACTATCCACGTCCTTCCAACTAAAATAAGGGTCTCGTTTTATCGCAGCAATTTGATTGTCGATGTTAGTAACAGTTACCAACCAAGCCCAAGAAGCAGGAAACTTGATTGATCGAGGTTTAGGTTTCATAATTAACTCATTCCCTTTAACAAAGATCTTCACTTCGACCTGAAACAATTCACGGTCAACCCAACCCTTGGTGAGCTTGGGTTTCTT